ACACGATCACATCGACGCGCTCCCTCGTCATCGCGGCAGAACCACTCACCCGCCTCGTCTACCTCCACGTCCTCGGGAACGGCGTCGTCTACCTAGGCGGGTCAGACGTGACAAGCACCAACGGCCTTCTCACCGAAAAAGCGGCCGCCCCGCAACCGCTCACCATCCCGTCCGGCGAGGAACTCTACGCAATTACGGCGTCCGGCGTCACCGAGGAGATGCGTGTCCTCGTCCAGGGTGACTAATGCCCTGGCACATCGAGACCGATAACGCCGAATGTGACGGCTACGGCGTTGTCAAGGACGCCACCGGTGAACTCGTCGGCTGCCACCGCACCCGCACCCAAGCCGAGAACCATCTCGCCGCCCTCTACGCCTCCGAGCCGAACCTCGAAGAAGACCGCGCCCCCGGCTACGAACCGAACGCCGGCATGGTCGCAGAAGCCGAACGCGGCCTCGCCTGGCGCGACGAATACGGTCGCGGCGGGACAGAGATCGGCGTCGCCCGCGCCCGAGACATCGCCAACCGCCGGGCGCTCTCCCTCGACACCGTCAACCGGATGGTCTCCTACTTTGCCCGCCACGAAGTCGACAAGCAGGGCCAAGGATGGAGCCCCGACCAGGACGGCTACCCGAGCGCCGGCCGCATCGCTTGGGCGCTCTGGGGAGGCGACCCCGGCCGCACATGGGCCGAAGCGATCGCCAACCAGAACCGCGCCGCCGGCGACCCGCCCGCGATCGTCACCGACATCGACGGCACCCTCCTCCTCGGGGACTCCGTTAACCAGGCACTCGTCCAGACACTCGACGAATCCGACGCCGAGATCATCGTCCTCACCGCCCGCGACCCAGACCAACGCACCCAGACCGAGACCCGCCTCAACCAGATCGGCCTCGAGTACGACGAGCTCTACATGGTCGGCGGCGAAGGCGACGACGTGACCGCCAAGGTCGCCGTCATGCGCCGGCTCCTCGAGCGTTTCGACGTCATCGCCGCCTACGAGAACCGGGAAGACATCCGCGCCGCCTACACCGATCTCGGAGTCGACGCCCGCGCCCCCCGTTCCAACCGGGCCATCGCCGAGGAAATACTCGCAAGGTTCACGCGGGTTCGCTAAACTCGCCGATAGTCGGCACCCCACCGACCCGAGTCGAGCACCTCGCCACGGCGACACCCTCCTCGGGACTGGATGGCACCCCGTAGCCCCAACCACCACGACTACGGGAGAAACCCAACGTGAACACCTTCCTCCAGAACCTCCACGAAACCCGCGCCTCCAAGACCGGCATCATCGACGCGACCCTCGCCCGCGCCGCCGACGAGAACCGCGACATCACCGACATCGAGCTCGCCAACGTGCAGGCGCTCAAGCTCGAGATCGAGAAGCTCGACGAGCGCATCGAACAGGTCACCGACCTCGAAGTCCGCAAGGCAAAGGCCGCCGAGTTGGCAGCCTCCGTCGCCGGCGACACCGAGACCCGCTCGGCCGCACCCGCCCGCGTCACCTACGAGGAGCCGACCTACCACGAGCGCGGCGCTAACTCGTTCATGCAGGACGCAATCGCCGCCGAGTTCGGTGGATCGTACGAAGCCCGCGAGCGCATCCAGCGCTACCAGAACGAGGTCCGCCTCGAGAAGCGTGACTCCGGCTCGAGCAACTTCGCCGGCCTGGTCGTCCCGCAGTACCTCGTGAACCAGTTCGCCCCGCTTCGCCGCGCCGGCCGCCCGTTCCTCGACATCTCGAACAAGCAGGTCCTCCCGCAGAGCGGTATGACGGTCAACATCGGCCGCCTCACCACCGGCATCACGAGCTACGTCCAGGCATCGGAGAACACGGCACCGACCGAGTCCAGCCCCGACGACACGCTCCTCACCGTCAACGTGAACACGGTCGCCTCCATGTGGGACCTCTCGAAGCAGGCCGCCCTCCGCGGCGTCGGCGTCGAGGACCAGCTCCTCGGCGACGCGATCCGCTCGTACCACACCAAGCTCGACGGCCTGGCCATCAACGGCTCCGGCTCCTCGGGTGAGGCCCGCGGCGTCCTCAACACCACCGGCATCAACGCCACGACCTACACGGACGCCTCGCCCACCTGGGCCGAGTTCTTCCCGAAGCTCGTCGCAGCCGTCCAGGACGTCAACTCCAACTTCTACTCCAGGCCGACGCACATCGTCGCGCACCCGAGCCTGGTCGGATGTTGGCTCCGCGCCCTCGACACCACCAACCGCCCGATCTTCGGACCGACGGCCGGCAACCCGTACAACGCAGCCGCGACCTACGACCAGCCCGACTACCTCGGCGGCGGCCTCCAGATCCTCGGCCTCCCGGTGATCCAGGACGCGAACGTCCCGACGACCCTCGGCTCCGGCTCGAACGAGACCGCCGTCATCATCGGCGACTTCCGCGAGAGCTACATCTGGGAAGAGAACGGCGGCGACCCGCTGTACGTCCGCTTCGAGCAGCCCGACGGCAACATCGCCATCCGGACCGTCCTCTTCGGCTTCTCGGCGTACACCGCCGGCAAGTACCCGACGGCCTTCTCGGCGATCACCGGCACCGGCCTCATCACGAGCACCTGGGCCTAATCCCCCCCACCACCCCGGGGCCTAGCACATGGGCCCCGGGTCGGAGGATTACATGACCATCGACGCCATCATCGCCGCCCTCGAGCACGAACTCGCCGGCTACATCCGGCGAGGACTCAAGGATCGCGCCGCACTCGTCGAACAGGAGCTTGCCCGGCTCGGCCGCTCGCCCGGTGCCACGCCGAGCGAGGTTGTGCCGGCCGAGCCAGGCAGCACCCCCACAAAGCCCGCCACACGCGCCAGGAAGCCCGTAGAGCGCGTCGCGGACGCCCCCGCCTACGAACCACCGGCGAAACCCAGGAAGGCTAAGAAGTGACGATTACCAACGGCTACATCACTCTCGCCAACCTCAAGACCTACCTCAAGATCGACGACTCCGTCGACGACGTCATCCTCGAGAAGATCATCGAGTCCGCGTCCCGGTCCATCGACCGCATCGCCAACCGCCGCTTCTACCTCGACTCCACCGCCACCGCCCGCACCTACCGCCCAATCGGGAACCTCCGCGTCCAGGTCGACGACATCGGCACCACCACCGGCCTCGTCGTCAAGACCGACCCGAACGCCACCGGCGTCTACCAGACGAGGTTCGTCCTCAACCAGGACTACATCGTGGAGCCGACAAACGCCGCAGCTCTCGGCCGCCCCTACACGACCATCACCATCGTCGGCCCGACCGCGTTCTCCCTCCCGGTCAACTACTGGCCCCAGGTTGAGGTCACGGCTAAGTGGGGATGGCCGACCGTCCCCGATGACGTCACCGAGGCGACCTACATCCTCTCCGCCGATCTCTACAAGCGCCGCGACTCCGTCGGCGGTGTCCTCGGCCTGTCCGAACTCGGCGCGATCCGGATGTCACCACTCGGTCGCGACATCGCCGCCATGGTCCGCGCCTATAAGCGCGAGTTCTTCGCATGACCCCGAACGGCGTCCGCGCCGGTCTCGGCACCGCCCTCGACACGATCACCGGGCTCCGCGCCTTTGACTATGTCCCGGACTCATTGAGCCCGCCGGCCGCCGTCGTCGAACCGCTCGAGATCGACTACGACGAAGCGATGCACCGCGGCCTCGACCTGTACCGCGCCTACATCCTCGTCATCGTCGGCCGCATGAGCGACCGCTCGAGCCAGGACCGCCTCGACGCCTACGTCACCGGCTCCGGCTCAAGCTCGATCAAGGCCGCCCTCGAATCCGACAAGACTCTCGGAGGCGCCTGTTCCACCCTGCAAGTCACATCGGCACGACCCCGCGAGGTAGTAGTCTCTGGAGTGAACATGATCGCCTACCGCTTCGAGGTCACCATCTATGGCTAACTACAAGGTTCTCGTCGAGGGCTCAACCCTCGGACCCGTCGGGACCATCGTGTCCGACGCAGACATCATCGCCGCACCCGCCGACGTGGATCTCCTCGTGCAGGCCGGGATCGTCGAACCCACCACCACAAGCAAGAAAGACAAGGAGTAGGCCATGGCCGTCTTCGTTCTCACCGACGCGAGTGTCACGATCAACACGGTCGACCTCTCGAGCTACGTCACCAACGTCACCTTCACCTACGAGAAAGACCAGGTCGAGACGACCGCGATGGGTGCCACCGGACACGTCTACATCGGCGGCCTTCAGAACCTCTCGGTCGCGATCGAGATGAACCAGGAC